TCTGGTGCTACTGCATCTTCTGCAACTACGTTTTCTGTATTCTCTGACACTTCTTTACCTCCTTCTATGTCTGCCTGTTTTGCAATTTGTGTTTCAGGCGTCGACAATCTTGACTTTTTATGTAAATCAAGAATCTTATCTATTTCTTTTGCTTTGTTAACATCATTTGACTCTACCCATCCGATCAATGTTGCAGGCTTACCTGTAACTGGGGAATCATATGATGACTCTGTGGAAATGAATACTGAATCAGATTCATTACAATAAAAAATATTTTCTGTTACGATCTCTGCTGCCATTCCTTTAAATACTAGCTGACCGTTCATCTTAGATATTGATAGTATGTTGCAAAGTTCATTTGCTGGCGAATCTACAATTGACAACTCCATTAGAGCATAGTCTTTAATAAATCTTACAGTCTTACCTGTTGCCTTATTAACTTCATTATCTGATTCAATAATCTTTCCGCCGATAGAGAAACCTGCAAGGGTTCCGTCTAAAACTTTCTCCCATGTATCCTGAGCACCTTTTGAAATATATGCATCTACATATACTCCGTTGTAAAATTCTTTTGATGCTGGATCATAATAAGTTTCTGGTTTAAAAGAAACTACTTTACCTACTGCAACTGGTTGGTGCATCTCACGAAGATTTCCACGGAAATTTTCAAATGCTTTAATGCTTGCTTCAGAGGTGACTACATCACCAGTCTGGTCAACATTATCAAGTGTTGCAAATCCTGAGACTGTACGCTTTTCACGGTTAACTTTGGTAAATGGCACGGACAACGTGATGTTGTCGCCATGCGAAGACCAAAGAGATTTCTCAATATTCATATGCTTAATTTTATAACGTTATTGTATATAAGGCAAATAATCAGTTGAGTAGGGTTAGTCGACTTGTCTTCCGTCGCCCTGAGCATTTCGACCTTCTCCAGAAATATCTGGGGAATTTGCAGACCTCTCAGAATCTCTATTTCTAGTCTGTCCTGCCTGTGCTCTTACCTCTGCCTGTTGCTGTGGTTTTAATTGAACTACTTTATCGCCACCATCAATTGGGACCATACCCATTCTAATTCTTACCTCGTTAGGGGTAATTACCTGCATCCTTAAATATCGCTCATCAATTTTTGATTGGGTATCTTCGTCAGTCAAAGTAAGCTCATTAAATTTAAGAAGTAGGGCGTCTGTCATTTCTTCAATAATTTTATTTAATTTCTTTTCTAAATTCATTTGGGCTGGACGACATACTTGCTCTCTAAATGTTTTATCTGCATCTCTAGCCACCGCCAAGTTGACTCCTTCTGGAGTTCCAATTTTATTAATTGGTACACGGTGAGATAATAGAATTTCATCTCTATTAGATTTACGATACACGTTAAATGAAGACTCTTGAGTTCCTGCTTCAATTGGTTCCATTTTAAATTCAACCTTTGAGTCTGGTGAATCTGGTGGAAGTGGAATATATAATGATCTATGGTTCTTGCCTCTTAGACCAACCTGGAAAAACTCAAGCAATTTACGCTCAGACTCTGTTGATAATTTAGCACCCTTTACAGTGATGATATATCTTGGAACGGCTTTGTTCTCAAAGTAGTCTAGGTTATACTTTCCAGCAAACTCGTTTCCAGCCATAGCATTTGAAGATGCTACTATATCTGGAATACCATAATAGTTATTTGTTGGTGTGTACTTCTTTAGATGAATAATTTCATTTGGTCTATCTAGTCCGCCTGCAATTGGATTCTCTGTTTCTTGATCTCCAAAGTTACGGAAGAATACGGCCTTGCCATATAGCAATTGAATAAATCCGTCACGAAGACGACGCACACGCATTGTCTTTGCTGGGATATGTCCGATATATCCGATTCGTCCAGCAGATGTTCTGCCGATTTCGATATATCCATTTCCTGTTGCTTCTACGTCTGTATACGCTTTAATAAGTGTTTCTGTAAATGTTTCTTCTTCATTACATTGTTCTAGCCACTCGTATAAATCTTGACGAAGTCTGTTTAGCTTTCTACGTGCACGTTCTAGTGCCTTCTCGTCTGTAATGTTATCAAACGCTTCTTGTGTCTTACGTGTTTCAATAAAGTCATGACCAAGCCCTACTATGTTAGAAACCTTAGCATTAATTGCTGCATAGTTGTATGGTGAAATTTCGTAGATTGTTGAAAGATAATCTAAATTGTATGGAGGTTCGATAAGATCGAACATGGCATAACCAGTAATTGCTTGTGCCAATAGGTTCTGTTGTGTCTCAGTTCCATCAATACCCTGGAATCTTTTTTGCAAATCTCTATTCATCTTACGACGAAATGCAGGACTTAATCCTGAAATTTTAGTTAGATCTTCTCCGCTTATCTTAAACAAATCGGTGCTTGTTTCTTGGCTTGGAGTATTAAATTTCATCCAGTCTGCTACATTAGATATTGCTATCTCTTGTGAGTTATCATCTTCTTCGTATTGAATCATTACTGTCCCTCTGCCCTCAAGTTTTTCATTTCGTCTTTATAGTTTCCAATATCCAAAGGATCTGGAACTAATCCCCACCTTAATCTTTGTTCTTGCTCTGCGTATTCTTCGTCTGTGATTTTACGTCTGGCAGAAAGAAATTTAGGCTGGCCCTCGTAAATACCATATGAGCGAACTTCTCTAGCCAGAGCATCGATTCTGGATCTATTTCCTTTTTTGGACGTGATTGAAAGAAAGTTCCCATCATCGTCTCCAATCCATCTGCCGTCTGGCATCTCCCAAACATATATGCCTAGGGTTGATTCTTCTTGCAGAATCTTAGTTTGTGCTTTACCAATATTCATAGAACTTTATTTTACCACTCTTTACGGTCTAAGTCCAGCTTTTTGTCAGGGGAATTGACAAAATTACGTGCTTTGTAATACTATCCAGTCATTATTATATGCAATAATGTCTGATTCTGTCAGGGTGATTTGCGGTTCTGTCAAAGTTGAGACGGCTCTTCCAGTATATAATTCAAAATGAGTCTCTACAATTCCAGAAGTTAATTCCTTTTCATAGTTAGTAATATTCTTATATAGGTTAGATGGGCCACCAGATGTTTCGTAATTTAATTGTAATGACCCAGTTACTGGGGTAGTAAATACTATTACGACATGGTGTGGCTCTTCTGCATTTAAATATGAGCTAATGTTTGTTTGATTAGTTACATCTACATTGTTTACATATAGCTTAGCTATATTGGCCTTAGAAACCACTCCAGAGCCGTTCCAGGCCAGTCTGGTAGCAGAAGGGCTGGAAGCGTAGAAAAGGGTGTTAGCGGCCAACGTAAGCGGTGTAAAGAACATCTCTACAGACTTGATAGAAGACAATGTATTGATATTAAATCCTGCTCCATTTTTAGCCCTAATCCCATTGGTATAATTGCGGGAAAGGATAGGATAATTTAATGATCCAAGGTAATATTCGGTGGTAGAAGATATTCGGTCTCCATAATTATCGGCATAGATATCTTTATTTGAATAAAAGGCTATACAGAAGAATGATAAAACTGGTAGATATTTGCTAGCATCTGAAGTAGTCATAGTTATTCTAATATATAGCTTGCCGCTTGTATCAAATGAATCTTTTGTATATTGAGGAATAGGCTGTCCATTTACACATGAGACATATGTAGTTCCATCTATACTGGATTCTACTGTTACTCCTAAATCATTCCGCCACTCAACTTTTGATGTAACCAAATTTAATCCCGACGGGATTGTAATAAAATCATTAATGACAAATGTTCTGGCCGTTACGGTATCTGTCTCATAAAATCCAATATGACCATCTACTAAATCATAATATGTATTATCATCTAGCCAATCTGTCCAAGGCTTATTTACTGGATAAGAGTAGTCAAAGGCTGGCTTCAAATTTGCATCTGATCCTGAATATAAAATTCCTTCATCTGGGTATACCACCTGAATTGCAGGAGATGTTATATTGCCGCTTATATAATGTTTAGCAATTGTTTTATCTGATAGAGCATATCTATATACTGCTGGAGCATCGACAGTAAATTCATCGCCTGCTGTCGTACTTGGTCCAATTTGTAATCCTAATGTTGTGTTTGTAAATTTAAAATTTGTTAATGATTTAGAAGCTACAGAGATTCCGTCAATATATAACAAGATAGATTCTCCTGTATATTTGCCAGCAATATAGGCAGTCTTCTTAGAGTAGGTAAGAGGTGATATCACCCATTCATCTGCTGAAACTTTAAATACAATATGACCATTATCCCAAAACAATCCTATGTTATTTGTTGTATCGGCAAATAGTCTAACTACATCTGTTGACTCAATTGATGGATATATCCATGCTTCTATTGTGAAGTCATTGTCTGAAGTATATTTTGTTCCAAATCCCGCCCCAACCGTTGCGCCATAATAATCTTTTGTAACTGGTACTGTTATGTATGCGGTATTTGTAATACGAGTTCCTGATACCCCGCCTGAAACTAATGGCAATATATTTGCTGCAGGTGATCCTACATAAGTTCCATCATTTCCGCATCCTGAAATATCTGCGGCAGTTGAACCAGATGATTCATCTAGTGGCCAAAATCCGATTGGATAATCTTTGATTACCTTAAGCTGGTAACTCATCTATTATCCCCCTACAGATGCTTTAGTATAACGGACTACAACTAAACCAGAACCGCCAGTTGCTCCTCTTTGCGGAGCATTTGGAGTGCTATCTGTTTCTGTTCCAGATCCTCCTCCGCCGCCACCTCCTGTATTAGCAGTTCCATTAGTTGCTCCTACACTACCACCTTGTGCTCCATTGCCTCCGCCACCAACACCACCAGTTCTTGTAACAGAAGCATCTGATCCAGCTGCGCCACCGCCTCCAATGTATCCCGTAGATGTTGCTGTTGACCAACCACTAACTCCAGACATTGCTGATGCAATTCCTGTTAACCATGTAGAATAAGAATTTGTTCCAGAACCTCCATTTGAACCATATGGATCAGGATTTGTTCCAGAGTTTCCAACAGCTCCAGCGCCTCCGCCTGATGCACCATAACCACCATTTGAATTTGAGCCTCCGTCAAAACCTTGTCCGCTTGTTCCAAGTCCTCCTAGTGTGTTAGGGAATGCTGCACCGCCACCAGAACCTCCATTACCTCCAACTCTAGCCCCATTAGTACGTTGATTTCTTGATCCTCCTCCACCGCCGCCAATTGCTGTATATGTTGTAGCAAAAGAAGAATTCTGTCCGTTATCGGATGTATTTCTTGCATCTACAGTACCAGCTCCACCTGCGCCGATAACAACAGCATAATTTTGTGCTGTTAAATTTAAAGAACTATAAAGTTTAACTCCACCTGCGCCAGCTCCGCCAGCATACCATCCAGATCCTCCTCCGCCGCCACCTGCAATTACAAGCACGTCTGCTGTTATAGGAAGATCGCTAACTGATAATGTTCCATTTCCAGTAAATGTTCGATAGTAATATGTTGAGTCAGATGTTAATGTTCCACCAGATACAACTGGAAGAGCTGTTGATGTAATACTAAATGTTCTTGATATTGCTGGATTTACCCCATCTGTTACATTAATTGTAAATGTATATGTAGTGCTTGTTGTAATATTTGGTAATGTGCCTGAAATTAAACCTGTTGAAGAATTAAGAGTAAGTCCAGATGGTAAAGATGATCCGCTTGCTAATGAATATGTAAGAGTGGAATCTGAATCTGTAGCTGTTGCTGAAACTGATACGGAAACTTGTTCATTAAATGTTCCTAATGACCCACTTGCTGTCTGCCATACTGGAGTATTGTTAACATAAAGCGTGTCTGGAATAATTCCAAATAAATTTGAAGGATTTGTCACTTTAATATCATAAGGTTCGTAAGCAGATGATAAGCCAGTGAATACTGCAGTTAATTGAACTATTGAATTAAACGTTGTTGAAGTTGCATTAACCTCTACACCATTTGTGCCTATAGCTGAGGCATATGCACCTGATGCAAAGTTAGTTCCAGATATAGTAATTGTTCCTGAATTACTGGACTCTAAATAATTTCCAGAAATAGAAGTAACTCCTGGAGTTTCTTGAACTATATTTTGCCATCCATTTGAAGTATATAGCTCTAGTCTTGCTGCTTCTCCATTAAAATATGGCTGACCAGTTTGAGCTGTTGGACGACCTGCTGTATTACCAAAAGGGATACCTGAATTTGATGACTTATAAATTGCCATTAGTCGAACCTCCACCCAACTGTAGTGCCAGTATATACAAATAATGATGATGACTGGTTTACGTCAATTATAGCATTAGTTGATTGTCCATTAATCTTTCCGCCATTTGGTGATACTGTAATATTATTTGTTGCCGCCGATCCTGATGCGTCAAATATTGCAATTGTATCGCCTAGGGTTGGGCTGGCAGGAAGAGTCAAAGTTCTTGCTGCTGTTGTGTCTACAAAGTAATTATAGTTTGCCGCCATTGTAATATTAGATGACACTGCTTGGGCGGTGGGACCAGTAGGAATTGTTACACTTCCACCTAAATTAACTTGGCTTCCATTAATTGTTATATAGGAATATGGCAAAGCAGCACCAACATTTTGCCATTGTGTTCCATCCCATACTCTGATTAATTTAGCCATTAGAATGTAATTGTCCCATTGTTATTAAATTTATATATATAGTAAGATCCTGAAGTTGTTGAAACTGGAGAAC